CGAAATATTTCCAAGTTTTCACCCTCGCTCTCTCGCATCTCTCATCACAGTCACAAGAGTATCACTACTCCTTTGTGCTGTGAATAAAGCTGAGATTGGGAAAGGGCTTATTTCCTCCTTCTTATAGATTAGACGCTTTGCGAATTCATAAAAATCTTTCGATTTATGTGTCTTTGCCGGTGAATAATCAACATGAAGAGAAGAAAGTAAACTCATATACATTTCCGCTATCGCCTCGTTCCCAATTACAATATCATCACCAAGCATTGAGTAAGGTAATGATTTTCAATCAGTACTCAGCTCTTTGCAACAGTAATAGATAAGGTAATGGTGAGCAAACGCGAATGAGTTGAAAGATGAGTAGGCACCCATTGGGTTCCCAGTCGCATAAATTAATTTATCCTTCTGGAAATCAAATGGATATCCCACCATCACATCAGCTCATGCGTCTACAAAGGTCCTAGGCAGTCTACATTCAAGAAGCTGCTTGATTACTTGAATTGGAAATCTATCAGTAGCTGATGATAAGTCAACACTGTAGTATTTACAATCTACGTTTTCAAGGAGTTTCCTGAATTTCGACTGATCAAGAGTACAATCCTGGTTAATCTTACTTAGGATTCTAGCCAAGTAATCATGAATTGGTTTTAGTGCCATCTGAGATCAATAATCTAATATTCCGACTGTCCGCATCTTCCCTTCCTTATCAGGGAAGGAGGATACTTTACGAATGGACTCCCTTTCCCTTTCGGGTCAGGTAGCTCAAACGCATTGGAAAGTCAGTATTAGACCATCGATGCACCCTTGGATTCTGCAAGCCATTCCAGGCGCAAGAACTTCCAAAGAGTTAATTAGACTCTTAGGAAGGATTGTCGCCTCGTATGCTGCACCAAGTAGTGCGTGACCGTTAGGTCCCCTAGATAGCCTATACATCAATCATTTTACTGACTGGAAAGACCTAGGTAGTTTACCAGTGTTAACTCTGTATCCCAAATCCTTCCAAAAGG